AAAACTGTCAGGAGAAAAAGTCACTAAAGTTGTGTTGGTTACATTATTTAGTGACATGACCATACCACCGAGAATGTCAGCGGTAGCTATCTTATCATATGTTATATCTACTTCAAATTTATCACCAACAGATACATTTGAATTAAATGTAAATCCAAGTTGATCAACGACTGTCCTATTAACTCTATTTTTCCAAACAATCTTTGTAAAATTGGAGTCAGAACGAAACGTTATTTTACGTCCTGCAATGGTTACAATAGAATCATTAGGGCCTGTTTGACCGTCAGCTATACCATAACCAATAGAATTAACAGTGATCAAATATCGCGTTTCACCTTCCATAGAAATTACTGAAGATTTAGGATAATAAATACTATCTACACAATTTCCATAGTCAAGATTATAAGCTTGCAAATAAGCAATTTTACTACGTAATATAGGACTACTTGGAAACTTAGTTAAATTTGTTATTGATGAATTATATCCTCCCGGCCTATTTGGAAAATCAGTTGGGACAGAATGTGTATCTTGTCCAAAAGATTTAAATGGCAAGAAGAAGAACAATCCAAGCAATAGCAATTTAAGTATATTCTTCATGCTATGCTCCCTGATTATTTTCTAATTTTTTTATGCTTCCTGATCTTCTTCTTAGGTCTTTCTACTTCAGGTTTTGCTTCATCTTCTTCATCATCGTCTTCATCATCGTCTTCATTATTATCTTCTATATCTTCTTCATCATTATCTTCTATATCTTTATTAAGCTTTTTATCAAGATCAGGAATTGGAATAGTTGATATTTCAGGCGATTTTCCTAAATCTTCTTCTGTGACAGTTTCATTTTCTACATAACTTTCTTGCTTTCCATTTCCTATAATATCAATCATATCTAACATTCCAGAGTTAAAATCTTCTTTCTGCATTTCAAATGTATCATTACCATAATATGTAGTTCCTTTGAACTTAAATACTCTATTAAACTTAACTCTAATCCTAAACATTTATTGCCCCTTTCTAAAAGTTAGACAACACGGTTCTGCCATGCTTTAATATAATCTACTTCGATAAAAGCTGCCGTAGAACCAGTAGTAATCATTTGTCCTACTGTAGCACAGAGAGGATCAGCAGCAGTAATAGCCAAAGCATGAGTAGCAACCAAAGTACCATCAATATAAAATTTTGCATTACCAGAAGAATCAAGTTCAATTCGATAAATATGCCAAGCGTTAAGTACAAGATCAGTTCCGGTGTCGTCAGACTGAGGAGCAGCATTAGCTTTTACAGACATAGCATAAATATTAACACTGGTTTCCTGTCTTATACCAAACATTGCAGCATCATCAGCCCAAGAATCAATTGAAGCTTCTACAAGAGAACCATCTTTAAAGGCAAGTTTTGCAACATCTTCAAGAATGTTATCAGTAAGACCAAACACAAGAAAAATACCAGCTAAACTGGTAATAGGTCTTAACCTTGCTTCAAAAATTACTTCTCTTGCAGCAGCAAAATTCAAGGGAGAAGATATTTGACTTACAAGATCAGGATCAGTACCAGAATCAAGCAAACAAACACCATTAATAGCTGCACTAATTTCAGCAGCAGCACTTGTTCCTGTAGCTGAAACATTCCATCTATTAGTAGAATCTATTGCTACACTACAAAAATCGTCTTCAAAAACAACTCCATCTTGTTCAATTCTTCCACCATCGACAATATTTATACCTTCCGGATATTTTTGTACTTTATTTTCAATTGAACGTCCTTCTTTATCGAACATTGTAATCTCCTTATTAAAATTTTATTATCAAAAAGAAGGGGTTATATTATAAAAACATATATAATATAACCCCCTTAATTTAAGATTAAGAAACAGGACTCTTTTGAGCATTAAATCCTGCGATCATCACACACCAAAAATCATTGCCTGACGCAGAAGCATTAGTATAAGTGACTCTAACATACCGCTTAATATTCTTTAGATTCACTTTAGTAACACCATCTGCAATAGTACCAACAGAAGTATGAGTAGTAAAAGTAGTATTGTCGTCAGAATGTTCAACGACAAATAGAGTCACTTCATCATCAGTTTGTACATAATTGATTATAAGAACAGCATCTCTGCACGTCTTCATATCGACAGCAGTAGTACCGGCAGAAGTAGTACCTACTGCCGCTGCTTCGATAAGAACTTGAATATACAAAGCATCTAAATAGTGTCTCATTTTTTTATCCTCATATTTAAATGAATGCAAATTATTTTAACATATATTAACTAACAGGGAGAATACCTTTCATTACATATACTTCCATTGGTTGACGAGGAAGCATATCAACACGTCGAACAGCACGGAAAGATGTTTGATCCTTTGTCCAAGCATCTCCACCGGTACGAGACGTTTCAAGTCTTAGTTCACCTTTTTGTCCGATGGCAACTTCCGGCCAGTTAGCCAAAATCATATAGGAACAATTAGTGTTTGTCCCTACTGTTTGATTGACTGCTATTTGAGTAGTCCTATAGATAGGAAACCCAAACAACATATCAGGCAATCTTCCCTGAGGGTCTTTCCAATAGATTGAATTACCATTTGAATCTTTTATCTTACGCAGACTGGTAAGAGTGCGCGGGTTCATTGCCCAACCAGTATAAGTACCATTCTGATTGTCAATTGCTTGCATAGCATCAATGATATCATCAAACGTTATAATAGCTCCAGCACCAGAACCAAGAGTAGTTGACTGAACATCAGGATTTCTGTAGAGACCAAGAGGTTGATCACCACCAGTACCAATCAAAAACCCTAAATCTTCAGCCAAAGCCAAAGATTTAACAAGATCATTTGTAATAAGTGCATCGACTGAAGGAGAAGCATCTTCAATCAATTCATTAGCTACATAAAGCAAGGATTTAAGTTTCTTCAAAACCAATTGATTATTTGCGAAAGTCGGATTAGTATCTTCCGAAAAAGTTGTATTTTCTTGTCCCCATGATGTTCCGGATGCACCAGTCTGGCGAGGAAGATGCAACGTATCAGTACTCATAGGATAAACAGTAGCACCAGCATTGCGGACAATTGCTCTTGCTTGAAGCAAAGGAATTATTTGCTGAGTGTACTGTTCAGGGACCAAAAAGCCACCGGCAGAACCTTGTCCTTCAGCAAGTGCTTTATGGAGTTTTGTGTATTCCGATTTTTCAAATGATGCGTCATCCCACTGAGCATACATTGCACCACGCATATATTTAGCTATGCTAAAATTCTTGTCAAAATCAGGGTCTTCTGAAGCACCTAATGTAACTGATTTACGAAAAGTACTCGGATCAGTATCATTGAATTTCTTAATGATACGATCTACTACTATTTCAGAATAATTAGTTTGAAGCTCTTTAAGTTCTGCCTTCGTGATTTTCATCTACTTTCTCCTTGTTAATTGAATAGAATATTCAAAAATCGTGATTTTATTTGTCGTCTGATATATTATACCCAAGTTCTTTCAATCTGGACTCTGCAATTTCTTGCACACCTTTATTAAATTCTTCTATGTCAATTTCAAATGTTTCTTCATCTTCTTCATTGTTAATTACTACTGTTTTTTCCTCCTTATTAATTTTTTCGTCTGTAGGTTTATTTTCTTTATCATCTTTATTAACTTCTTCCGAAGCAGCTTTTTTAACTTCTTCTTTAACTACTACAAAATTAGTAGCAAGAGTTTCAATAGCTTTAATTGCTTCTTCTGGCATATCATCTTTAAACTTTTGAATTGTAGTAAGTGCTTCAGAAGTTTTTTCAATATATTCCTTATCTACAGACTTTAAAAAGTCCAATGCTAAAGCGTCTGGTTCAGCACCAAATACTTCTTTATATTGCTTAATCAATTCTTCCATATTTTTGTTTCCTCCTTCAAATGATTTAATAATATGAAACTTCCTTTTATTAGCTCCTTTATCTACCAAGGAGACTTCTTCGACTACAGCATTGGTTATTTCAAATATTTTCATTTTATAACCTCCTTATACAAATAAAAAAAGGAAACCCCATTTTTTTGAGGCTTCCTTTTACAGAACCTTTATACTAATCATCTAATTTTAATTTAATTTAAACATATATTATAATCATAGCAATACAATTATTTAAAACCCTATTCACATTTCTACTCTTTTTCCCCAACCTCCTATACTATACCCTGTAATTTTACCTTCTTTAACATCTTTCCAAATTTGTTCATCATTAATTTTTGATGAAAGGAGCCAAGCACCTTTACTTATTATAGTAGTACCAGAAGCATAAGTAATAGGGGCTTGAAAACATTCTACCATTTGAACTTTGTCAGAAGAAACATCTTCATTATGCTGAAGTTTAAATTTTTGGTATTTAGTAACCCAATTAATCATCATTTTTCTTATGGTGCTAGCTTTCATAAAATCGCCATGAGAATCCACTTCGTCAGGAAGGTATACAATTCCTGTAACTATTCTTTCTTCATCTTCTACTTTATAAAATGACACTAATATATTACCTTGTTCTAATTCTTTTTCAAATTCTTCTTTATGCACATCAGACTCTCTTGGTTTTCCATCAAGGCCAACATTACTATAATACTTTTGTCCTAAAAGTTCTTTTAATGCACTTTTACCATTTTGTACTGTCCATCCATAATCTTTGTAAAATACCATTCCAACAAAACGTGATACTTTACGAGAGTATAAAAAATAAGCCCCCTGTAAGTCAGCAATTGAAATCCATTCACACCGTTCATTTATTTTTTGTTCTCTTTGTCCATCTACATAAAGAACTATCATATAATCATTTTCATAATCCAACCATTCTGTTAAAGGCATAGAAGGCTGTTCTATTTTTTCAAATTTATCTTTCTCTTCTCTTTTTTCAATTTTTTCTTTGACAATAGAATCTACAAGTGAATTATATCGAGGAAGTTTTCTATTGTCCATTTCATTTAGAACAATTTCTGCCTTTGTATAAAAATCCAATATATGTACTTGTTTTAATCTATTTCGCAATGAATACAAAGAGTCATTATCGACAAATTCAATATCTTCTTTATTTATGTTTTCTATCTTCCATTCTTTCTTTATATTACTTTGAATCCACTTTTTTACTCTTTCTTTATCCCAAGTCTTACGATCAAAAATATATGCCTGTGTAATCATTGAATCACTACTACCACTTTTAATCTTACCTATAATAATCTGAATACCTTCTTCTGCTATAGATTTTGTTCTAAATGAACCTTCTTTAAAAAAATTAGGATTTTTTACTCTATAACGAATTTTTCCTGTAGTTATTTCTAAACCTGACATAATTACCTCCTTTAAATTAGACTTATTGAATAATCAATACTATCAGGGTCAGGAGCTAATGTACATCTACAATTAGGATGTACATAAGCATCTTCATAAGGTAAATTATTTATATCAAAAATTTGTCCTTCAAATGGTAGGCACTGAGGACATGCTCCCGGAGCTGTCACCCAAATGACTTTTTTAACATAAGATTGTTTATATCCTTGAATTGCACCAAAATTTAATGATGAAATTGTTTCTGTCCTTGCTATTGTCAAAGCACGTAAACGATGAAGTTTATTAATGTAGGTATTTACCATACTATCAATTTTATAAGCTTTGATATTTCCTTTTTGAGCTTCTATTTCTAGAAGTTCTCTGTAATTTGAAACCCAATTTGCTTGTTGATTGTTTAAACCAACAATTTTTCTTATTTCACGTGCTGCTTTTTCTACCGGCATTAATTCATAGACACTTTTTTTAATAATTGATTTAATAGCTTCAGCAGTTTGTTTATCAATACCAGTTATTAATGTA